AAGGCTGCCACACGAGCGGCACGATCTGCCCATCCTGGTGGGCAAAGGCGTCAGGAAGAATGGTCCGTCCATCCGCACACCTCAGGTTGCTTCGCGTGGCGTAGCCAGTGAAATCCGCTTCTGTCATGTTGACGGACCCCTTTCTGCTGATTGAAATCGAGCAAAGCGTTCGTTGACATTTGGATCTGACACGATTGCAGAGTGCACGAGCTGACCATGCTCAAGTGATGCACTAGATAGCAATCGCCGGGCAACCGTAATGGCGCCTCTGATCTTGGTGATTCGAGCTTGTAGATCTTGTGTGCTCATGTCTGCAACACTATTGCTCGAAGATTTCGACCCGCCGCCAGATGACTTGCTAGAAGCCTTTGACTTGGATGCGAGTTCGGTCTGATGCTTGTCTCGATAGTCCTGAGAAGCCTTCTTTTCTGATGCAGTAGACTTCCCATCGGAGCTCTTCTTCTTTTCCGCCCGTTCTTTCTGTCGCCGGCTACTGAGCTCAGCTTCTGCGTCAGATAGCGCAGTTTTGAGCTTGTTCAGCTTGGTTCGAACGCGAACTACACGCTCTTGGCTGACGCGAACGGGTTGGGCCGGGCTAGCGCTCGGGGTGGGAGAGTGAGACGGCCTAGACGAAGCCTTCGAAGCGCCTTTGGTATGGCCCTTCAACTGCTTGGTCCTCTCATAGCGCTCTTTGCGCTTTGCGGGGTCGTATGGTTGTTCAGCCATTAGACCCCCAGATCAGCCATGGTGCGGTCAAGACCCGCCTCTTCCTCGGCAAGAGGGTCGGGCGCGCCTGAATCGCTAGCCGCTTCTGGGCCAGTGACCTGATCCTTGAGAGGCATGTTGGAGTTGACGAGCTGATTGGCCTGAGGCTGCTTCGAGGGCTTGAGGCCCAGCGCAGGACGAACCTCGTTCGGCGTGACAATCTGGTTGCGACTGAACACGTCGACGACATCAGCCAGCTGGCTGATCGGAATCAGCTTGAACGGATCCTGGAAGTACATCATCGTCTGCCCTCGGGTACGGGCATTCTTCGTCAGGAAGGTGCGTGCGATCGCCTCGGTGATCGCGTCCATGACGGGCTCGATAATCCGGTTGACGTAATTGAGCATGGTGACATCGTCAGCCGTTCCGTTCATGATCTCCTCGGTGATACCGAGTTCGTTGTACAGCTTCTCGGTGAGGTATCGAACCTGCTCAAGAAGGTTGTTCTCTACAGCTCGGTTCAGCTGAGTAATCTTCTCAGATCCGTCAGCGTAAGCAATACCGTAGGTGCTGCCAGAGAGCTGCTCCTCCATCTCCTTTCGGCGATTCTCAGCCTGAGTCTTGCGAGTCTCAGACCGCACCGAATATGGAACCTGAATGATGACATCGAGCTTACCCGAGCTCGAAATCTCATCGACATTGTCCAGCAAGCTGAGCTTGTGGATGAGCCGCTGGAGGGTTGAGTTGGGCTCGTTCATCACAGCATAGAAGGGATTCTCCACGATGGCGACCATCGTCTTGGGGAGAATGACCTCTTCCTGCTTTCCGGTGCGCTGGTTGTATGCCCTGACCTTCACATGCTCGGGCCACCACTGAATGATGGTTCCGACACGCATGGTCTTGACGTCCCAGTTGCCTGCACTGCGAGGATCGAGCGTGGTGTCGACAGGAACGAGAGCGATGCAGCCCTCCTGGAAGAGGGTCAGTGCGATGTCCTGCCGGAAGTGTCGAGCCCCCTGATCGAGGTTGGCTTCGACGTTCAGACAGTTGTTCAGACCAGAAGAGAGCGTCTCCTCGTACTGTCCGTTCTCATCAGTCATCACATGCTCGATGCGAACGCCTGCCACGTCCACCGACATTCGTGTGTAGATGGAGGAGATGATCGTTCGCTCACCGCCGCCGATTCGGAAACGCGGTCGGTCCGGGCGATATGAACTCGCCGGGCCAGCGTCCCAGGTGACCATAGGCGGAGTGGACACGTCAACAGCGAAGAACGAGTTGTACGCGTGGGAGAGCCTTTCTCGGAATGTGGGCATTAGTCACCCCCTTCGTCTGTCTTCGTCACTCGAACTCCTCCTTGTGTAGTTTGAAAGCGATCCACGCGTCCATGAGAGCAGCGACGTTGTCGATCTTCTCTTCATGCCGGCGCTTGAGCAGCTTCCGGTTACCATTGGTGTCCTCGAGGGTGATCGCGTTGCTCAGGCCGAATGTCATCAGTGATTCGTCGAAACGAAGCATCTGATTCTCAGAGAGCTTCTTCAACTCGCCAAGAGGAACCGACTCGGTTCGAGCGCCCTGGATGATCTTCTCGATGTTGTAGGGGCCGTTCTCCTGCTCCCACCGGTTGACGAATTCCTTGGCGTTGTACGGGTCGAAGCCCATAGCACGAACGCCGTAGTCCATCTCGATGATGTGAGCGTCCAGGTGATCGAAGACATCCAACATGTCAAGGACAGTTGCGTCCATGACAGTGAGTGAGCCCTCGCGGATGAACTCCTCGTACTTCTGCCGCATGGCAATCGGAAGTTGGTCGAGGGTCAGCTGAGTAATGTAACTTCGGGTCTTGATGCCGAATGATCCGTCAGCTAACGGGAAGAGGAAGGTGAACGCACAGAAGTCGTCACCCTGGCTGAGGTCTGCGCCCATTGTGCAAGGCATGCCTTGGTAGCTGCGGACCTTGACGTTGCCCGCGGCATCGAGCTCAGGCAGCGTCTCCTCGTAGGTGAAGAAGTAGGTGTATCCCTCCATGGGGATGCCAAAGCGCTTGGCGAGGATGTCGTTTCGGGAGGCCGGAGCCTTCTCTGCACGCTCAACGTCGCGCTGGATGGTCTCGTAGCTGACCGTTATGCCCAGGTTTGGGTTGGCTTTCTTCCACTTGGACGGATCTGCTACTTCCTCGATGTCATCCAGCTTGTAGTGCCAGATCGAGATCTGAGGAGCATGGAACTCACCCTTAAGGATGTCAGCGAGCATCATCTTGACGGTGTCGCCCGAACCGTTTCGAACAGTGCCCTCAGAACTGATGGCCACGATCAAGTAGTCATCAAGCTTGGACGCACCCTGCTCGATGGCGCCGACGACGTCTTCCCGGAGGTCACCGGATAGCCATTCGTCGACGGTGTTGATCTTGGTTCGCAAGCCCTGAAGCTTGTTGATCGACATTGGTCGAATCTCTAGGATCGACCCAGTCAAGAAGTTCTCGATGCCCTTCTTGGTCGAAGCAAGCTTCACCCGCTCCGCACGGTTTCCGGTCGTATTTTGAAGTGAGCCGGCCGTTAAGAATTCGAAGAGCGGACCGGGGTGCCGAGTGATAGCAGTCCGGATTGGAGAGAGAACTTCCTCGGCCTGCTTCATCGTCGGTGCCGTAGTGATCTGGTGTGTGGCGCTTGTGTCGATGTTGAGGAAGTAGTTCTGCAGGAACGAGGCGTACATGGACTTGGCCGAGCCTCGAGCGACGATCAGGTACTGGGTTGTGGTGAGCCGGCGAAGCTCATTCTTCCAAACGTACCCGCCTCGGATGAGTGGAGTAGGCTCCTCCCAGACTTGGCGAGCTTCGTAGAACCACCAGCCGAAGATCTGCTCTGCCCAGAGCTTGAATGACTCGAGCATCTTGCCCTTTAGCGGCTCACCATCAGTGAGCGTACACTCGTTCTCGCAGAAGGAGATGAAGCCATTGATCGCCTGGTCGTCGTAGTAGACTTCCGGGTCTGCAATGAGCGCATCGATTCGGTTCATCTCATAAGAGATCTCTTTACAAACCGGGATCTCTCCCCGTGTTACCTGGTCCCTAAAGCGGCCATAGTAGATCGGTGTTGCAGTGTTGCTGAGCACTATGGCCGCCTTTCGGGTGATCAGTCCCGCTTAGACTCGATCTGCTTGAGTCCGAGCAGGGAGGGGTCGGACTTGGGCGGGGTGTAGCCCTTGCCCAGGTCGGTGATGTTGTAGACCGGAGTGGCTGAGCCGTCGGCGTTGACCCTCATCGTGGGTCGGAACGCCGGGTTCGGCTTGAAGGTGGCTGGCCGAGCCCCCTGGAACGGAGGCGGAGGAGTACCGCTCTTGCCTGCCTTGAACTTCTTGGCCTTGGGCGGCTTCGGCTGCTTGGGCGGCTTCGACGCCTTCGCGTTGGCCGAGGCCTGAGCGTTCTTCACGTTCTGCACGGTCGGGTTGATGATCTGCCCGATGTTGGAGTGCATCTTCGTGCTGAGCTGACCACCAGAGAACTCGTCAATCGTCTTGTAGGCACCGTAAAGGTTGCCAACAGTCTTCTTGAACTTCTCAGCTCGACTCGGAGGCGCAAGATCCGCCTGATACTTTCTCAGCTCGGCCTGCATCTTCAAAGCCTCAACCTTGAATGCGAGCTCCTTGTTCGGGCTGTCAAGGAAGAAGGAGTCGTACTCCTCGATCTTGCGAGCACGATCCAGGGCTTCCTTCATCTCGCGGGTGGAGAGCTCGTGGCCCTCCTTACCTCGAGTCTGAAGGAACTTCTCGGAGTCAGCGGAGAGGTAGGTCTCCTTCCAAGAACCGTCCTTCTTCTTGATCATGATTTTCGTCGACCCATCAGCCTGCTGCATCGGAACCACGGACCCGGTCTTCATCTTGTCCATGGCCTTCTTGGCCGATCGGTCGTTGCCGTTGTTGTCCGTGCCGGGCTTTCGACCAGCGTTCTTGTCGAGCGCCCTGTCGGAGCGACGAATGCCCCACCGCATGCCCTTGATGCCGTAGTGGGCCAGGAAGTCGTCCACCTGCTCGGCCATCTTCATGCTGTCCATGGGCTCCATGCGCTCAGGCCCTAGAGGGACCTCGAAACGCTCGTCGTTCCACCACAGCGCGAGACGGTCGAAGCCGACCTCGTAGAGAGGCTGAGCAAGCTTCCTGATCGCCGGCTCCCCGCCCCAGTCTGGGTAGTCCAGAGTGACATGGGGCTTGTATTCGGCGTGCTGAGTCGCGTTCTTCAGATACTTCCCGACCAGCGGGTTGACCTGAATTGCCTTCCGGATCATACCCAGCTTGCGCTGAGTGAGCATTGCGACGAGAGCCGGAGGCACGTCCGAACCGAGCCGCTCGACGCCCATGGTGCCCTCGGCGAACGGCATGAACATGGCGCTTGCCTGAGCAAGCGTCTCCAGCAGATTCTCCTTCGCATCCTCCGGCAGTGAAGCCGTGGGACCGAAATATAGGAGCGTCGCGTGCTTGTCCTCGTTGCCGATCAGGCGAACAGGGTCAAGCGCTCGAGGAAGTGCCACGATGACGGCATCGGTGTTGCCGCTGTCAGCGTGAGCCAGGAACTGATCGTCGTCCATGCCATGACGAAGCTTCCGCCCAGACAGCGATCCGTTCCGCTTCAGGACCTTCTGCACCTGCTTGGAGCCAGTCCGCTGGTCGTCCCATAGATGCTTGCCCATCTGGCTGAAGCTCTTCTCGATGCGAGCGTTGCCTCGGACAGCACGAACCGTGTTGGACACCTTGTTGGCGATGCTTGCTCCGGAGACCCCGACCTGCGTCAGGCCAGTGCCAATGCCGGTCATAACCGACTTGCCAACCGCAGCGTTCATTGCCGCAGTAGACGCGCTGCCAGCCGTGAGATGGAGGCCGTTGGCGATCGCGGTTGCGTTTCCGACGTGGGTTCCGATCCACCCCAGAGTAGCTGCGGGCAAGAGACCGGGCACGGCAACAGATACCGTGAGACCGGCGAGACCGACTCCCGCAATGATCGCTGCACGCTTCCAGTAGGTCTTGTCGCCCAGGAATGCGTTCAACGTACGGTGGCCCTTGGTCTTGAGCGCAGCGAGGTGTGCGTTGCCCAAGTCTCCGGTGCCCTGCTTGAACTTCATCTTCGACTCTGCTCGAAGGCCTGCGCCCTCGGGGGTCTTCGTCGTGATCTTCCGAAGGGGGAAGTTGGCCGGCTTCTTCTGCTTGCCGCCTCCACTCCCTCCTCCGGAGTCATCACGCTTGCGAACGCCCCACTTCATGCCCTTCACACCGTGGTGTGCCAGGAACTCCTCGACCATCAGGTCGGAGTGCGAGACGCTGGAGGCAGACGAGAGAGCGCCTGCGACGATGAAATCGACGACGTTCTTCTCTTCATCCGAGAACGAAGCGTAGGTGTTCTTCGTGTTCTCGTCCGCCGGAAGCTCGACGTCCTCGACCGCCGCCCCAACGATCAGAGCGGCAATGTCCTTCTTGTTGGCCGGCATCGCGTCAAAGACGTCCTGCACGGTCTTGGTCTTAGCCATCGTTCCTCCTTCCTTATCCGACTTGAATGGTCTTGAGGGAGACCTCAACACCGTTGACCAGGATCCGTCCCTCAGAGGGCAGGACCGTCACGGAGACTTCATCGATCGAGCTAAGTGCACCAGAGGTGACTGTCACTCGGAAGACCAGCGTTGTTCCGTTGATGGTCCAAGGGGCCTCTTCGATGTGAAGCTCGGCGCCGTTAGCCACGAAGTCAACGGGCTCACCAAGCATTTGCTCCCACACAAACGTCATCGCACCGCTTGCAGTGCTGGCGCTTGCAGATAGA